TTGTTGGTTAGCATTGGCTACTCCTGTAGGTGCTTTCTGGTTGAGTTCTTTTTCTTTGAGAATCAATTCAGCTATCTTAGCTCGACGCTCAAATTCTTTATCGTCTTCAATACCCGGCTCAAGGTTTGTTGATAGGGCTTTGATACGATCTGTTTGTGCTTCATACTCGACAAGTCCAGTTTCTGTCTGGTACTTCTGAGCACGTGCTTGTGCTTCAGCGGCTTGTCCGTTGAATGCGGCAATCTGCGCTTGCAACTGAGCCATCTGCATTTGTGATTGCTGTTGTTGCAATTGCTGTGCTTGTGGATTGGGCTGTGCGGCCTGACGTAACGACTGGATAAGCTCTTCACGATTTGACAAGTTCATGTGGTCAATGATTGCTTCAAGCAACTGACCGTACATAGGACTTCCCTTATCCATTGTCTGTAACAACTGCACAAGCTGTGTCACTTCATACTCACGGGCAATGATGCCTAGAGATGACGTTGGTGTAAACTTATAGTCGCTGACAGGATAGAGCTCAGGACTAAACTGCATATAACGCCACGCACTCTTCTCAATCATCGGAATCAAGAACTGCTCTTGGAAGTTGATGAGTGTGCGTTTGTGACGCTTAATAATTGCTCCCAAGCCCATTGAGATGCCTGCGGCAGTCGATTGGCTGTTGATCGAGCCGGGAATACCTGCCGCATCAATCGCACCTGTTGCCTGCTGTACCATCTGCATTAAGTCTTTGCCTTGAGCAAAGCTCACTTGATCTAATTGACCAAACTTGAATGGCTGTAGAATCTCAGCAGGATTACCGTTAGTAAGAATCGTTTTACCGGGTCTCACTTCCATCTTAGCTCCACGAGGAAGCCTAGAAGCGTCTACAGCAAGCATTGGATGCACTGTCAATGCCAAGGCATCAATACGAGCACGTAGTTCTGTGTCAAGGGCTTTCTGTGAGTTATAGCCCTTCTCACAAATACCACGGCCCCAGAAGCGTCCCGGTACAACATCCCAAGGGAAAGCAATGACAGGACGATCTTGCATCATGTATGGGTTTTCTTCAATCTTGAGAAGCTCACCACCATTAGCAATGACGCACACCACTTCTACGTAGTCTTCATTCTTCAACCCGTTCTCTTCTTCAGGGATGAGTTCGGCAATGTCTTCATCTTCTTCAAGCTCTTCATTAATTGCAGCTTCATAAAGATAGCGAGGAACAAGTCCGTAGTATTTTGTTAGTCTTACTTTGTCATCTGAATAGATGGTGAGTTCTTGATCGGGCTCTAAGTCAGTGTCTTCATAAGATGATTCAATGACAACGTCACGATAGACACCTTGGTTGACAAGCATCTCTACTTGGTGCTTAGAGACAAACTCATCAATGGCTACACCTAATGCATCTTCAACACTTGTGGCAACAGGATCAATCAAGAAGTTCTGTGGCAACACTGGCTTTACTTTGACAACAAAACGCTCACGCTTTTCAACACCGACAGCTTGCATTGCTCCGTCCATGACAGGACGTGTCGCAGGCATCATTTCTTGTGTTTCTTCAAGGACAAGCTCTGCAATGCCTGTACCGAATACAGCAGAGTTGAGGATGGCTTCACCGACAGCTTTACGTATTTTAGTTTTTGCAAAGTCTTCATCAAGCTGTTTCTGTAGCAAAGCAATGTCTTGACGTTGTTGATCTTGAACATCGTCTTTAATGCTAAAGAAACGTCCACGACCAAAAGTAGCTTCCTCCACTTCAGCCACAGCAGATTCCACAGCTTGCTGTAGTGCAGGACTAATCAGCTTTGAACGCTCTGATGTGCGTAAGCTATCTTCATACGCCCAGATACCACGCCATAAGCGATAGTATTCATCAAATCGTTCTGAGTAGTTGGATTCGTAATGATCTCGCCATTGTCCGCATTTGTGCATCACCCATCCGGTGAGGCTATCCATTACACTATTGGTTTCGTAGTCCATTTTAATATCCTGCTACAGGGTCAAGTATTTCAAATTCAGTGTCGTCAAAGTCAATGTAATAGCTCACTTTGGCTAGCTGATCTATGTATGCAAGCGCATCAACTAAATCGTCATGCACTAATGGATTGGGAAATTGAAAGAGCTCATCTAAAAACTCTGTGTTCCATTTTCCCTCAGAAAGATGAATGTTTCCATGTTCAAAACGTCCTTGTAAAGCCCAGACAATTCTGTCCACTTTTTTCTTATTACCATGCGTTAGTTCTTCAACACGGAAAAAACGTTGTGAAGATTTCATCAAGTCTGTCAAGTAGGGAATCACAGCATTTTTTAATGCTCCCTTCTCAATACCAACAGCAACAGGACGATAAGCCTCTACGGCTTCAAATATCTTCCTGGCTGTTTTCTTAATGTCCCAACGGCCATGAACAATATCAGCCACCCACCATCCATCTTCATTTGCTTTGACGATTGCTATGGCTGTTTGGTCAAGTCGCTTTGCACTACGTGTTGTTGCAACATCTGCAAATCCTGCTAAGTCAACAGCAATGTAATAATCACCTGTTTCTGGTTCATCATTACTAAACGCTATCCAATCTTCTTTAAATATTTCAGATCCAAGTGCTTCAAAAGAAGCCATGAATTCTTGTCTGAATGCGTAAGAAGACATACTCTTCTTAGCTGTATCTATCTCTTCACTGTCAAGCAAAGGATTGTCATACGATGTAAAATGCCAAGCCTTGTATGTTTGATCACCGCTGAGTTCTGAATACTTATACAATTCGTAGAAGTGATTGCGACCTTTCGGCGTTCCAATAAATAATGCATGGCCTTTCTGGTCAGCCAATGCGGGACGTAACACTTCTTCCCACACGCTAGGCTTCATATCCGCATATTCGTCCATCACAAGGAACTTCAAGGATACACCACGCATTGTGTCCGGTCTGTCTGCACCCTTCAATGAAATTGTTGCTCCATTGATGAGCTTAATTTGCATGTTGTTGACATGGCTTCCTGAAATGATTGGATGTGCTAATTCCATTAACACACCCCACATAATATCCCTAGCCTGTCCTTGTGTTGGAGCAACGTAAAACACATGACCAGATTTACTTTGTAGAGCATTGATGATGAGCATCCAAGCAGCAAGACGACTCTTACCACAACGTCTACCTGCAGCCACCACTTTAAAACGTTCTGTTGCTTCCATCACCTCTTGTTGCCACGGAAGCAGCTCTACTTTTAAATCGCTCAAGCGTTTCTCATCCAGTTTTCTAATTCAATAGAACGATTGCCCACTTGATTGTACCAACGGCTATCCACCATTTGATTGGCTGCTTCTTTAAAATTATTCTTTTCTACAGCCGCTATCATCTTCTTAAACTTACCAAGACGTGTACGTCCAAGATTGAATGCCATATTAACTAAGACACGTTGACATTGAGAAGGCTTGTCTTCAATAGAAGGCACAAGAGCTTTTACATCATTGACAGCATCTTCCAAGTCTGCTTGAAATGCATTGTCAATACGTTCTTTCTCGACAGGTGTTCCTACAGGCCATGTCCATTCAACATCATATTCTTTAACAGCATGACCAATACCAAACGTTGGAATACCCTCAGAGCACAAGTAAATTTCATCCTTATACCCTTCATGCTTAATTAAGTCTTCTTTGATTGTTTCAATCAATTCAGGTGTCATCTGTTTGGTTTCCTAGCTCTGTGTATTCAACATCAATGGCTTCTTCTTGTTCTTCTTGTCCTACAATTGTTGTATCACCGCCAATCCCTGTAATCGTAATAGACACACTGCTACGTCCATTGGTGGCTTTGTCTTTTTCAAAATAAGACAATGGCAACACTCTGTCCATACACATCTTCAATGCAGCCATTTGTCCAGGATGTTCATCATTTTGTGCAATGTCAATAATTTTATTAATGACATTATCACCCGAAGTTGCAAGTAGCCTTGCTTTAAATTCATTGATGCGGGCGGCATCGCCAGGAGGACGTCCACGAACACCTCTATTGCCTTTTTTCTTAGCTTCTATGTCCGTCTTTCTAGGACGACCACGGCCTCTTTTAACTGGTGTCTCTGACATATCCTCGTTTACCACGCCTGTGACAAGATGTCAATAGTGTACCACATAAAAATTAACATGTCAAGCCTTTTTTTACTCACAAGAAGAGGAAATCATACATATATCAATAATTCTTTATATAACAAGAGGTTTGTATAGACATTATCTGTGCAAATTATGTCTCTTTTTAGCTATTTTTAGCCTTTTGCATTTGTAGGTGGGTACTACAAATAATATTAACACGCCGTAGACGCCCCCGGGGATGCAAATAAGGGCCGGTCGCATTATGCGAATGATTTGCATTTGCATAGCTGCACCAAATTGGTGCGTTATTAACAGCTTGCACCAGGATAGTGCACACATTTGCACCAATATAGTGCAGGCTGTGAGTGTTATATTATAACGTTTTGTGTCCATGGTTTGGGTGTGTGTGAATGGTGATGGTGGTGCTATATACACCACAAACGACATTGGCATACGACTAAAGTATAATAGAAAAGTGTCATTGAATTGTTATCATAGTGTTAACGAAACGTGCAAAGAGGAGCGCATATAATGAGTAAGTTTACCGAATGGCAAGAGCATGCTAAAACATTATCTAAAGAGTCATTACAATATGTTGTTAATGACTGTAAGAATGCAAGGGATGCAATGAAAGGTTGGAATCCTGAAAAAGAGAATTACTACCAGGATCAATATTTAACATACTTGGATGCATTACGGGAGCGGAAGTAATGAAAAGACTAGTAGGTATCAGCACACAAAAACCGAAAGCATCTAAGAAGCTTAAAGGCTTCGTAATGTATGAAGGTGCTAGCAGCTTGGACAATGCGCCTATAGTTGTTATCGCAACACTAGAAACCAGCAACACAAAAACCGGCGACATGGTGCAGGTGTGGATTGTACGCTCTGACATGTCACCGATTGAAGCTTACAAGGTAGGCAACGATAGCAGTGTATGCGGTAGTTGCGTCCATCGTTGGCACAATGGTGGCGCATGTTATGTAAACATAGGACAAGCACCATTGGCTATATATCGTGCATATAAAGCTGGAAAGTATCCAAAGTATAACCAGGAACAGCATGAACACTACTTACAACATAGGAAAATACGTTTAGGTGCTTATGGTGATCCAGCAGCAGCACCATTTGAGATTATGAACTATCTAGCTAATGTAGGTATTGGGCATACAGGATACACGCATCAAGCTAGACACAAGCATTTTGATGAACGTTTTTTGTCTATTTGTATGATTAGTGCCGATAGTCCGAAACAAGCGCAACAATGGCAGGAAAAAGGTGCTAGAACGTTTCGAGTTGCAATGGTAGGCGATGCGATGCACGATAGTGAGATTGAATGCCTGTCTGATAGTAAAGGCCTTACTTGCCTGGATTGTGGTTTGTGTGATGGAAACAAGCGCACAAATAAAAGTATCGTGATCGCTGTTCATGGTAGTAGACAATCTAAGTTTAAGACTAGCACACTGATACCATTGGTTAACGTATAAGGAACAGACACAATGACACAATCGGAAAAATGGAAAGACTACCAGGAACAAAAACAGGCTAAACGTAAAGCTTTAAACAATCGTGCGAATAGCATTACCAGGACACTAGTACACCTGGCATGCAATGGACACTGTACAGGAAACAATCCAGACTATGCCCGATTGTTTGGTGAATATCAGACAATACAGAAACGATTAAAGAACACGTAAGGAAACAGACACAATGACGGACATTACAATTTTATTTTGGGCAGCTTTCATCCTTGTAGGTGTTCTTGCAACACTAGGAATGGCAGGTGTTATTGCCTGGTTATGCGGGTGCGATGTTAACGAACCCGAATACTACGAATACAAACAAAGGAAACAAGACAATGATAGTTAAAGTGACAACATTAACAGTACAGTGTGAGTATTACGACACAGAGTCAACGATTTATCCAGGTGAAGACATTGATGAGCGAGTGCAGGAAGCTTCCTATGAAACTTCATCGGAAGAGCATAGGATTATCTTGTCACGTGAAATCGTAAACGAACTATTTGATTGAGGAAGTAACAATGAACAATTCAGAATGCTGCGATGCTCCATTGTTAAATTATAACGATGGACTAGGGATATGCGCTGATTGTAAAGAATGGGCAGGACAAATAAAGGAAGAACCAACAGAAACAAAATACATGGAAATCATAAGCACATTTTGGGTGAATAAGGCATCAATAGCATTTAGGCCGACACTAATGGCATTAATACGCTCTGAGACGCATTCTAAAGCCCTACAACAGACGATTGCGAAAAAGACATATGAAGATAGTGCAGCAGAGTATTATGCCCGTCACGGGACAGTAGGGGAGTTTTAACAATGAACATCAAACAAATATGGAAAGAAGAAGAAATAGACACATTGGTGACAATGTGGATGGAAGGGAAGGCAGTAGCAGACATTGCTAAGAAGCTAAATAGGAAAAGATCGTCTGTTTTACAATATGCCCACCGCAACCGGGAAAAGCTTGGATTGGGATATCGACAGACGGTTGTACGGGCAAGGCCTAAAAACGCATCATTTGAAAAGCAATGGCATGGCAGCGTTCCTTTTGGACATTGGACCATCACAAAAGCATGGGGAAAGAAATGAGTAATTACTGGCTACATCACAACCATCGTAAGATAGAACCTGAAGACGTAGTGTTGATAAAAGCATTACGCAATGAAGGATTGAAGCTGACAGAGATTGCAGAAAAGTTTGAATTAACAAAATCACACGTCAGCAAAATCATTAACAACAAAACATGGAAACACTTGGGGAATGAAACATGAAAGACGTACAAGCCACACACAAAGCATTTAATGTTGTCAGCAGCATTAGCAATGCATTACAAACTGAAATAGCAACCTCATGCTTTACCCTACCTTATGGCAATGTGATTTCTTTTGATCTTGGATACATTGATGATGTGGAATATCACATTGACCAGGACAAACTACTCATGGCGATGGGTGATAATGAAGAAGGAAATCCAAAAATCACCACACAACAAAGACGTATATTATACGGCATTGCATACGAATACACATTGACAATTGAGGAATGCGAATGAATAAAATACCAAATGTTGAAAGGTGTCACATATCATCAGGCCTGAAAGGGGAATGCGCACATCTTTGGTGTTTATTCCTTGCCAATGAGGCAGACATGCGTGATGATGTATTTGCTTACGATAGATGGAAATCAATGTCAGAACAGATAGCACCAAGGAATGGAATGCCCGTGCCATCATCTGTGCATATGGCAGAATTAGAACAGGAGATTGAGAAATGGATACGTTAACATATGTCAACGAATATGACAGAAAGAATTGCTGCGTTCGCATCATCACCTTGGATGAAGCCCGTAGACGCTATGACCACAGAGTGTTGACAGATTTACATCAGGATGGTAGTGCAACAGTGACTAAAGACATTGAAATATATTTTGAAGGATGTTACACTCCATCAATACTATTAACACTGGAATGATATATGCGTTGTGTATGCTGTGATAAGCTGTTAACAGACTTTGAATGTTCACGTAAATCAATCACTACAAATGAATATCTTGATATGTGTAGTGATTGTTATAAACATATCAAAGATGATGTAACAGTAGTAGAAAACAATAACATGTTACACATACAAGATGTTATAGATATTGAAGATATGTATACAGAAGAATAATTATTATATAAATATGATAATTATTTATATAAAGATTATTATTTATATATTGTCTATAGATATATATAGCAAGAAGCATGCCAACAATGAACACGGAGACACTTGGAATGAGCGAACAAGACATGGAAGTGGCAGCACAAGAGATGGCATTACACATCTCAATGTGTGTGAATGGTGAATACGTCCGGTCTTGGGGATTGGATAGTTTTTTAACAAAGCTCTTGGAATATGTTGACGATAGTGATGTCAATGATGTACAAGATGCTCTTTTCTACTTGGAGAACAAATAATGGAACACATCGACACATACTTAATCATGAGAGAATTACAACATCGTCTTGCTGACTGCTTGTATGATCCTGACCCAAGCTTTGATCATATGGTGAGTGATTTGTTAGACCAATCGCCAGACAATGAATATGCAATGAAGAAGATTGAACGTGAAATGCGTATCTTGATGGAGCGTTACACGCTGTTGTTAAACGAACGCAATTGTGATTCAAGGAAGATAGCATAATGGCATTTGTCAATTACAACCTGGCATGTCCATCCTGCAACAGTAGTGATGCATTTGCCATTGATGACAGCGGATGGGGCACATGTTTCTCGTGCTCCACACGCATTCCTCCAGAAGGGGATAGTAGGGAGACATCCCCAAAGCCTCAAACGTACCGTGTAGAGCCTCTCAATGCGTCTGAGGCACTGTTTACAACAGACTTGACAGACAGGAAGCTTACTAAAGACACCTGTGTACGTTATGGTGTTGGTTGGAACAATGGTGATTTGTATTTCCCTATTGGGGACGCTGCGAAGGTGCGCATCAATGGAGAGAAACAATTTAAAATCATTGGAGACTTCCAAGCAGACAAGCGATTATTTGGACAAGAGCGTTTCCCTGCAGGACAGAAATATCTCATCGTCACTGAAGGTGAATTTGATGCGATGTCTGCGTATCAAATGATGCAAGGAAAGACACCATGCGTGTCTGTACGTAACGGTGCGCAGAGTGCTGTGAAAGACTGTAAGGAAAACTACGACTATCTGGATAGTTTTGATACGATTGTGTTTGCTTTTGATAGTGATGTTCCAGGCTTAGAAGCACAAGCAGCCTGTTGTGAATTGTTCTCACACAAGGCCAAATACATCATCCATCCTGAAGGCTTGAAAGACCCCAATGACTACCTCCTAAAGCATAAAAGTGCTGACTTTGTACAAGGTTTTTGGCGGGCAGAGAAGTGGACACCTGATGGCATTGTCTGTGGATCTGCTTTGTATGATGAAGTGATGAAGCCATTGGAAAAGGCTGATTGTTTCTATCCCTTTGATGGCCTCAATGACTTGACATATGGCATACGCAAGCATGAGCTTGTGACAGTGACAGCCGGGAGCGGGCTTGGTAAGAGTCAATTCTTACGTGAAGTGATATGGGGCATCATGCAATCAACAGACAGCAAAGTGGGCTGTATGTTCTTGGAAGAATCCATACGTAAAACAGGTCTTTCATTGATGTCATTGGCTGCAAATAAGCCTTTACATCTTCCAGATGCTGTTGCAACGCAAAAGGAGAAAGATGATGCTTTTGCTCAGACACTTGGTACAGATCGTCTGTATTTCCTTAATCATTTCGGTAGCGGTGATGTTGATAGTATCGTCAATCATGTTCGCTACTTGGCCAAAGCTATGGGATGTGAGTATGTGTTCCTTGATCATATTTCTATCGTTGTTAGTGCTCAGAATAACGGGGATGAACGTAAAGCCATAGATGAAATTATGACCAAGCTCAGAATGCTTGTGCAGGAAACAGGCATTAGTTTGATTTGTGTCTCACATTTGAAACGTCCTGAAACCAAAGGACATGAGGAAGGTGCTGCAACAAGCCTGGCACAATTACGTGGCAGTGGTAGTATTGCTCAGCTTTCAGACATGGTGATAGGACTTGAACGGAATGGACAAGCTGATGATGTCCGTGAACGGAATACAACATATGTGCGTGTTCTGAAGAACAGATTCGCAGGGATTACAGGGAAGGCGTGTGCATTGTTGTACAGCCTACACACTGGACGGATGACTGAAGTGGAAGAGGTAGAAGAGCTATGATGATTGGTAAAAAAGACTATCGCATTAAGATTACCTATCCTACATTAAGCGGGGCATTCCGTTTCGATTCTTACTTCTGTAAGTATCGACAGAAGAAAGATTTTAGCCTGTGGTTGGACGTTCACTTCTTTCTGTTTAACTTGTTCTTTCAGAGAGAAGAAGCAACATGGTACACAATGCATGTAGGATTTTTAGGGTTTGGTGTACCCGAATATGGGAACATTTCATTCCTAGGTTTTAGTCGTGATCATTCTTGGGAAGATTTAAATTTACTACGCTCTGAGTATGAATATGAGGATCATTATTTATGTGACCTAGTCGAGTCCTCCAAGAAGACGTATTCCATAAACTTCTTGTGGTTTTTTGATATAGCGTTTAGTATTAGCACTTATTTCGACTTTGGAGAGGAAGCTGCATGAGCGAACGTAAACGCTTTGATCGAGAGCTATTTGAGAAATACGATAAGGCTGCACGTAAAGTGACAACAGAGTTTTTGCAAGGCAAGGGCTATGATGTTGTTGAACATCCTGATCGCTATGCTCAAGACTTGATTGCGTACATGCCCCTGGATGATTATGAATTCAATGTGGAATGTGAAGTGAAACGTGTATGGAAGGACAGTGTGTTTCCATACGAATCTGTACAGCTTCCACAACGTAAAGAGAAGTTCTTTGACGGCAAGACACGATTCTTTATTTGGAATGAGCCGTTAACACATGCAGCCACATTCTGGTGTCTTGACCTGCAAGACTTAACACCTGTTGAAGTGCCTAACAAATACATGTACAAAGACGAATACTTCTTTCAGATTCCGTTAGACAAGGTGGAATTCATCAGTGTTGACGCTTGACATTGAAACAGACAGCAAACAAACAGTGATATGGTGTTGTTGTTGCCAGGATGTCGATACAGGCGAAATGTATACATTCACCTCGCCTGAAGGCCTCCAAAGCCTCATCAACAATCACGATGGCATTGTCGGGCATAATATCATTTCCTTTGATGCCTATTGGTTGCGTGTTCTGTGGAATGTCACAATTAAAGCCTCACAAGCTGTTGACACCCTGGTGATGTCACGTTTACTTGAGCCTACATTACAAGGTGGACATAGTTTACGTGCTTGGGGTGAAAGGCTTGGAGAGAACAAACTTGACTTTGATGATTATGATGGAGGATTGTCTGATGAGATGTTGGAATACTGTCAGAAAGACGTTAGAGTCACGACAGCTTTATTTAGAATGCTTCAGGATTCCTTTAAAGAATGGAAGGATGCGAGACAGAGTATTGCTTTGGAGCATCAAACAGCGATTGAAATTGCTAAACAAGAGCGAAATGGTTTTAAATTGGACGTTCCTCAAGCTCAGATATTATATGCTCAGTTGTCAGACAGAATGGCAACTATTGAAGATCAGATGCAGAGTGTTTTTCAACCGATTGTTGAAGAACGTTGGAGCGAGAAGACAGGGAAGCGACTGAAAGATAAGGTGACAGTGTTCAATCCTGGTAGTCGTAAGCAGATAGCGCAACGTTTACAACAGCTTGGATGGAAGCCACAGAAACATACAGAGAAAGGCTCTGTTGTTGTTGATGAGACAACATTAGAAGATGTCACCATCCCTGAAGCAGCCTTGATTGCAGAATACCTAATGATTCAGAAACGTGTTGGTTTGATTGATAGTTGGTTGAAACATGCTGATGACATAACAGGCCGTGTACATGGTGGTGTGATTAGTAATGGTGCTGTCACTGGACGTATGACACATCATAGTCCCAATTTGGGACAAGTACCTTCAGTGAATAAGCCCTATGGTGTTGAATGTCGTCGGTTGTGGACTGTTGATGACGGGAACGTGTTAGTAGGGACAGACTTGTCCGGTATTGAATTAAGATGTTTAGCGCATTACATGCAAGACCCTGAATGGCAGGAGGAATTACTGAATGGCGACATCCATCAGAAGAACGCAGACGCTGCGGGCATTACAAGACCGCAAGCTAAGACTCTTATCTACGCAACTCTGTATGGTGCAGGGGCAGCCAAGATTGGCACTATTGTCGGGGGCGGTGCGAAAGAGGGACAAGAAGTATTGCAGAACTTTTATAACAACACCCCTGCGTTATCAAGACTCATGGAGAAAGTTCGGAAGTTGGCGGAGAAGGGGTATGTACCAGGCTTGGACGGTAGAAGAATATTGGTGCGTTCAGAACATGCAGCACTTAATTCACTACTCCAAGGATGTGGGGCTATTATTGCCAAGCAGTGGTGCATTGAGGCACACAAAGAGTTCAAGAGACAGAGACTATCTGTACAACAAGTTGCATTCGTACATGATGAAATCCAGATTGAAGCACATAGAGCCGATGCGGAAGCTGTTGCGTCAATCATGGTAGGAGCAGCCCAACAAGCAGGGCTGACATTGGGGTTTCGGTGTCCTGTTGACGCTGAAGCAAAAATAGGCAATAATTGGTATGACACACACTAAAGATGTGTTATAATATTATCTACTCACCAACAGGAGAATGAGTATGAGTAATCAAGTAAAGTTTAACGCCACATTGATGTGGGGATACTTGGACAAGAAGGATGAGGAGGGATCGCCACAAGCGTCTCAGTATCCTGATGGCAAGTATAAGGTGACATTGACACAGTTGAATGAAGCTGCTGTCAACGCAATCAATTCACTTGGATTGAAAAACCCACCGAAAGCTCACAAGTCTGAAGAGCATGGTACGGTATTGACACCTAAATCTAACATCCCTATTGAAGTGGTGGATACAGACGACAATCCTATCCCAGGCAATAAAGTGGGATGGGGAACTAAGGCATCTGTCCTGCTTGGATCGTATGATTGTAAGTATGGACGGTTTGCAACAATCAAGAAGATTGTTGTGACAGACTTGGTTGCACCGCCAGAGCCTGAAAATGTCGAAGACGCTACAGAGGAAGAAACTCTGTAATGTCTTATTCAGTAGCGATCATTGATGCCGACATCCTCATCTATCGTTTTGGATTTGCCTCCAATGACGACAGTGAGGATGTTGCTATCCGTACAATGGCACATTTTCTTGAAAACCTTATCATGATAGATTTGCCATTATGTACAAGATGGTCGCTACATCTGACAGGCAAGAATAATTTCCGACATGATGTTGCTGTCACAGCACCATACAAAGGAAATCGTAAATCAGAAAAACCAAAGCATTATCATTTGCTGAGGGAGTATTTGGTGTACGCATGGGATGCTGTCATCTGGGATGGATTTGAAGCAGATGATGCCATTGCGATTGAAGCTACAGAGCTAAACGGTGAAGGAGTGATTGTTTCTCTGGATAAAGACCTTGATCAGGTGGTGGGATGGCACTACAACTTTGTCAAGGACAATCTTTATTACATCAATCAGCAAACAGCATCCTTTAATTTCTACAAGCAGTTTCTCACTGGAGACGCTGTCGATAATATCAAAGGTGTACATGGTATTGGTCCAAAGAAAGCTGAGAAGCTTTTGGAAGGTAAGACAGACGCTGAAATGTGGGAAGTGATTGTAGAGCATTTAGGATATGACCGTGCCATTGAAAACGGACATCTTCTGTACATGCTGCGTTCAACACAAGATAGTTTCACACCACCAATAGAGGTGATAACGTGACACGTGGAGTGAAGAACAAAGCAGGGAACACTTGGACAACGGCAAGGTATTTTAGTTTTATACGTTCGGCCCTCAGACGTGCTTGGACTAAATACCCTGTCCGTTACCAGGTGATGGAAAAGGCAAGGAAGCCTTATTCAGGGAAGGATAAACGTACCAAGTGGGTGTATGAATGTGCTCAGTGTCAAAAGCTGTACAAGTCTACAGAAGTGAATGTTGATCACATCACACCCGCAGGTACACTAACTAAGTATTCAGACCTGCCTAAGTTTGTAGAACGATTGTTCTGTGAATCCAGTAATTTACAGGTGTTATGTAAACCCTGTCACGATGTAAAGACAAAAGAGGAACGGAAAAAATGAATCCATTTGATGATGAAGACAAGATTTACATGACCTTTGAATTACGTGGTCATGGTAAGGAACACATCATTCGTTGTGAATACGATGATGACATTCATTGGTCTGAATTAATTGATGATGTTGTTAGACAGATTGAATGCACATGGGGTTATTCTTTTGACTTAAAAAATGACATCGGCATCTACTACAAAGGAAAGAATAATAATGACTAATGATGTTCAGGTGGGTGGTAGCCACTACACATCAAAGTC